CACATCGCCTACCGCTTTCGGAATCACCGGCAGATCATCTGGAAACGCGGCGTCATATTCAGCCATGAATAAATTTGCATCTTGGTGTCCGACATTGCCACCGCTTGCCTGTGCATCAGCCAGCGCGTCAACAGCATCTAAGAACACGTCCCGCTTCGTCTCATTGCTCATCGTCAGTCACCTCTTCTTTCTCGCAGTCTTGCAAGCCGTAATGCTCGATCTCTGCCTCGGTGAACTTGCCACGAAGTTCTTTATCCGCTGGGCAAATCGTTAACAAATCTGTATCGCCGGACTTGTAATACCAAACCTCTTTGGTATGTGGCACCTTGACGTTATACTTCTTCTCCTTTGCCACGGTGTAGCCGTTGACGTAAGCATTCATCAGCGGCTCTTCGTCATCATCGCCATAGAAAGCAATGCTGGCTGCTGGGAACTTGCCGCTATGTGCACGTTCAACGATTTCGGCTTGCTCCTTGGTTAGGACTACCTTTTTAGGCTCCTCAACGAACGTGACAATGTGACCGCCATACTTTTCCGCCCATGCAAGTGCAACATCAATATTTCTTACAGCGGTTCCTACCGGACTGTTCCACCAAGGTGCCGTACGCTCAACGGTCAAGTATTCCCCATGATCGTTCTTAATAAGGTATATTTTCTCTTCGCTCATTTTTCGTCCTCCTGTTTGATTGGCACTAGCTTGTAGTCCACACCTTCGTACATGACGCCTACTACCTTGCCAGTCTTTTTGCTGATGTAGATGTCATCGAACGTTTCGTCTCCTACTTTTCATCGTCTTCTCTTCTTTCTTACCGGATAGCGCCTTATGTCACTGTTGAATGCGTGCCTGACAGTATTAGAATCTGCTATCCATACCTCATAAAGCGGCTCGTTGAAGCCGCCTATTTTGCCAATGTATCTGATTATGATCCCGAAGTCATATTTGTCGTGCTTGGCGAACATTTCTCCGGGCCTTTTGACATACACCGGTATGAATTTACTTGGTTCATGATTTCCGTATTTTTCTACTTCAAGTTTCATCGGTCAGCCCATCATTTCGCGTTGACTGACTTCACAGCCTGATCGGAATAGTCCTTGATGCTCTGTGCGTCTTTGATTGCCTGTGATAAGTCATTGTTTGCCTGTTTGGCGGCTTCTAACTGAGATGTAAGGTCATTGATTGTCTGCTGTTTAGCATCGACCTCAGCCTGTTTCTGAGCGACTACTCGCTGTCCTTCAATGATCTTTTGCTGAATCTCGGCATCTTTGCTTGCCATGTCGTTGTCGTATTGCTGTTTAAGTGCTGAATATTGTGCCTGCGCGTCAGACAACTGGTGTTTCAAATCGGACAAGCTAGATTGTGAAGCATTGATCTTCGCTGTCAGCTTGTCGATATTATTTTTGGTCTCCACGATGTTCTGGTGGCCTTGCCAAACATTGTCGGCAATGGCGGTTGCACCGGCCCCAAACATAAGCCCTGCTAAAACAGTTACTGTAAATGTCAATTTTTTATTCATGATTTTTTCTCCTTAATCGATCTCTGTGACTTCAACTCTCGGATTAGCTTTGTCAATAAAGAACCGATCTCGCAGTTCTACAATGTGATCCCAGTTGTCGTTTTCTAAAAATTCAGCCTTTTGCATGCCGTCAAAGATAAACTTGTGCTGAAACGCGATGTTGTCCGGATCTGTTCGCTTGTCATACCAGTACCAGTCGAAGCTTAGAGGTTTCCCCCATTGAAATTTAACGCCCTGATGCATCGCTTTTCTAACAGCCAACATTACCGTTTCCGTTGCTTGTTTCTTGACTTTTGCTCCGCCGAACATATTGCCTCGTTCAATTTTGATGTACTGGTTAAGAGTCATGAGGGGCAAAGGAATAATGATCCTGTTCACGCTGGCTTCACGTCCTTCAGATAATATTGACGTTGCTTGCCATCAACCATTTCAACCGTTGTGATTAGCTCTTTGGGTGCCTTGGCGTCAAAAGAAACAGGCTTGTTAATGTCTTGATTTGCTTTTCTGGCGTTGTATCGCTCGATCCTGATGATTCGTGCCACACCGCCAAGATCACGCACGCCCATGAATACTCGATCAGGAACCATAACCAGATCACCGACCATCATTTTTGTTTTAATTGCTTGCATTTAAAGATTCCTCCTGTAGTTTCTTGTATTATTCCTCGCTAAATATCTAACGACTCGCAATCTCTTCATGGCCGTTGTTGCGGCGCGGTAACTTGATATCAAACTCGCTTGCCACTCGTCTCACGAACGTTGTTGACTTCCCGATCCGTTTTGCAACTTCAGTCAGTGTGTCACATTGTGAGGCCGCTTCTGCAATTCCGCGCGCGTATTTGGCACGGGATTCTTTTCGCTTTTTTGAAATCTTTTCAAGGCCATTGTTGACTGAAGTCTTCAAAATGTCGCTGTCATCAATACCGGCTACCGCACGTTTTTCGACAATCGCGTGTTTAGATACAACGATCCGGTTGTTGAACTCTTGCTTTTCGATTTTTGAGAATGCTTCGCTTTTTGAGATGTCTATCATTGCTGAGTTTTCGTAGCGCTTAATCAATTCTGCTTTGAAGTCGCGCCACACTTTGTCTCCCTGCTCGTATAAACGCACTGTTACTTGTGTCATGCTTTCTTCTCTCCTTGCTTATCAGGCCTCAGTTCGTCAAGGCTAACGCCTAGAGCATCCGCAATTCGTATCATCGTTGAAAATGACGGATCTTTGATGCCACCGGATCTAATCATGTATAAAGTTGATGGGTTGTTGTATCCTGCTAAATCAGCTAATTCTGGGATGCTAATTGATCGATCATCTAAAATGTTTTGAATAGAATCCCACATGTTGTGTCACCTCAATATGTTTTAATACAGTATGTTGTAGAAGACATATATTTTTGATATACTAGATTTACAGGCTACTGTAATGGCCTGTAATAAATTAGATGGGGGGACTATTGATGGCAAAAACGAAAACTAGTGTTCGCGGAACCCCAACTAAGAAGATCGTTGTTGTAAAACCGTACGCTAAGTCAAACGGAACTCGTGTCGGCGGTCACCGGCGTTCCACGCCAAACTAATCTTCAACAGTCTCTAGAATCTCCTCCTTCAGGGTCTAAGGTTTCCCTGAGGGAGTTTTTTGTCATTTTCATTAAAATGGCAAATCATCATCTTGGATGTCTATCGGCTGGCCATTATTAGCAAACGGATCCGTGGTATTCGCTCGTGAAGCATTTGGAGTCGTTTGACTCGCGTTTGTGGTCGCTGCTGCTGATGCATTGACTGTTTGCTGTGATTTAGGACTGTTCTGAGACGTCTGTCGTGACTCAAGCAAAGCAAAATTATCAACGATTACCTCGGTCACGAATATTTTCTGCCCTTGCGCGTTATCGTACGTACGCGTTTGAATACGGCCTTCCACACCAACCAAGGATCCTTTTTTGGTGAAGTTTGCAAAGTTCTCAGCCGACTTGCGCCAAATCTGGCAATTTACGAAATCAGTTTCTCGTTCTCCGTTTTTGCTCTTGAATTTGCGGTCAACGGCCAGCGTGAATGATCCTGCCGCCGTGCCACTTTGCGTGTAACGCAAGTCAACATCTCTTGTCAGCCGGCCTGTTAGTGAGACACTGTTTAGCAATATGCTTCCCTCCTAATTCTTTTCGCCCAATGCTCGTAGCTTTTGCAATTGCTCAGCCAATTCGGCTCTGTCTTCTGCGGACGCTTTTTTGTGTTCTGGTTTGTAACCTGGTTTAGCCCAATCAGGCAATTTCTCATTCCGAACTGGCTTGCCGTAACGGCGCTGAGGCTGATTCGTTTTGCGTTCACTATCGTTTGCATCGACAGCAGCAACCGTGAGAAGACGCTTGCTTTCCCAGTTTTTCAAGATGCCGTTGACGTACTTGTAGTTTCTGACATTGCTTTCAACCGCAGTCCGCAGCGCATTTAGGACCAGCTTCTCAGGTTCAGGTGATCCTGCTTTTCGCATGTCAGCAACCCAATCAACAAGGCTTTCTCTGGTGAACGGTGACAGTTGTCCAAACCCGTTTCCTTCCCAGAAATTGCAAATATCAAGAATTGATGATGACGACGATGACGGTTCTTCAGCAGGCCTCTCTGCTGCCTTTACTGGAGCAGTAGTCTGTTGTCGTTTAGTTTTGTCTAGTTTAGTCTCGTCTTGTTTAGTGTATGTGCTACTGTGTTGCCTACTAGGTTGTAAACTACCTTGTAAACTGTGTTGCCTACTAGGTTGCCTACTGTGTTGCCTACTATTTGACACACCGTCATCAGCTTGCCTACTAGGTTGCCTACTATATGACGTACTAAGTTTTCGTGAAATATCGATGACTGAGTAGGTCGTTGCCTTAACACCGTTAGTTTGAAAATCTATCAGCCCTGACTGTTTTAGCGCGTTACGGGATTTGACGATGCCCTGACGGCTTAAACCAGTCAACGTTTCAAGTGTTCGATTCGGCATATTGAATTCGCTTGGCCAGCCTAGCTGGTTACATTGGTAAACCAGCCCATGCCATAGTGCTATCTGTCCTGTGCTTAGCGGATTAACGCTTTGCTGAATGTAGAACTCTCGAATTAGCTTGAATAAATCCATGCGGTGAGTCACCTCCTACTCGACAAGGTCGTAAAGGCTGATGATCTGAGTCAGGTGCTTGGTTGCCCGGCAATACTCGCAGTGCTCGCACCGCTTCGGTTCTTCTTCACCGTTCTTGACGGCCTCAATATGCGGCTGTAACTCTTTAACCCGCTCCAGCCAATAGTCCAGTAAATCTTGCGGCATTGAGACCGCCGCTTTATCTGGCGGATCCTGCTTTGATACTGCGATAATTACCGGCACCGCGTCGTTACCATATTGCTGTCGGATCAGTTCTTGATACACAGCCATCTGCAGCATGTAGTTATAAGCTTCGATGAAGGATCCGTAACGGCGCTCGTCAGGTAAATAAAAGCGTTTGTTAATGTCCATCGTGGTCTTCAAGTCAGCAAAGTATTTGTGATTATCCGCCAAACAATCCAGCTTACCTTTCCAAGCAACGCCTCCGATCTCGCCTTTTACGATGACTTCCTTCTTGCCTTGATAGAACTCTTTGAACATAGGATCTGTTCGCAAAGTTCTAATCATGTTGTCAGCAACTTGATATTCCCTTTTGAGCTGTCCTTTTGTTGTACCGCGCGTCGAAATAATCTCTGGATGTTCCTGTTTGAACTTGCGGTGCGCATAGCGGCTTTGAAAGTAGCTGTGAAGGTAGTTACCAACCAACAGGGCCGTTGGGTCGCGCTTGGGCTTCCACTCGCCCTTCAATTCCGCCAAAGCTTCAGCCTCGCAGGCCATGAACTTCTTGAACCAAGTCGGTGACTGATACTGCCAATCCATGCGATTGCTGTAATAGTTTCTACTTGTTAACTTGGTTCTGGAAGAGATTCGCGACTTCTTTGTCGGTAACTGGCCGGTGCTCATTTCTGTCTGCTTGGTCGGTTTCTTTTGGCTTGGCTTCTTTGGTATTTGCAGCATGTTTCGGCTCCTCCTTCGGCTTGCTATCAATCAGATCATCAAAGTTTGGTGTCACGTCCTTAGGTTCCGCGTTGTCGTACTCATCGGCAGTGGTTTCATTGACCGCTCCCAGCAAAAGGTCGTTGTCAGAACTTGAGTTGATGAAGAACTTGGCAGCCCGGTTGAGCACCGTTCGCTTAGCCATTTCCTCGGGGAACTCTTGCTGAACCTTTTTGGTTTTGGCATGACTCCAGCTTTGATCAATCTGCTTCTTGGTCATGATGGTGAAGTTCTCAACGCCATTGTTATCGACGATGACCGCAAAGGCCGCGGCAATATCGTTGTCCTGATTCTCAATACGCGGCTCGAATACTTTGACAACCGTCCGGCCTCGATCAGAGCCAATTTGGAATTTATCGCCTTCCCGAAGAACCTCGGCCCAAACATCCTGAACATTGTCCAAGCGTTTTAGGATCGCCAGGCTACCAAAGTACGAGCGCATCAGGGTCAGGTCTTTGCCGTAAGGAATGAAGTACACCTGATTCTTCGCTGGGCTTAGCCCTTGTATCACCATGTTCAGCAGTGCCTTTGCTTGCGATTGTGGGCTGGTCTTATCGAGTAACGATGGGCCTTTGCTATTGTCCGACAGCGTCAGCCAGGCTGAATTGAGGGCGTTACTGGGGCTGTAGTTAGCCGGTAGCTTCAAACCTTCATGCTTCTGCATCTCAGTGATGCGGTTGTTTACACTTGCTACAATTTCATTAGCCATGTTCTTCCTCCTAGTTTTTAAAGTCTTCAGCACCGAGATGCTCCAAAAAGTCGAGTGCTTCCTCAGTGTCAAAAATTTCATCGTTGTAAATCATGTAGAATCTTGCGGGATCGAGCCGTTCCCCGCGCCAATCACGCTCTGGCTGGTCCTCGTCACGACTCTCTTGGTGCTGATATTCTTTCAGAGAGGCCGTGTTCCAATCTGGTTCAAGCATGGTCATCAACCGCCTTCCGTGATAAAATTAAGTCATAATAATATCTGCTCAGTTTCTGATTTCCCGTAGTAGGAGCTACGGGATTTTTTTGTGCGCATTTGTTGAGCATCCGTTGACTAAGTTCGAACATCCAAAGCCAACCGCGATCGCCGTGGCCTTTATAAATCACGTTCTCGACCTGATCGTGAATGTCTTGCCAATACTCTTTTGTATCTCGCATGTGCTGTCCTCCTATTCAATCCATTGTTTCCATCCGCCCACCGCCGTGGCACCGATCATGACGCCAGCCATAGCTACAAGCAGATACTTCCAAAACGCTGATGTTGGATCAAACAGCACTGACATAATTGCTTCTAGCATTGCCTATACCCCCTGCTGACGTGCAAACCAACGCTCCATCTTCTCTGGCTCAACACGCTGGGTCTTACCGGGACCGACAAACGGAGCACCTTTTTTCTTCCAGCGACTAACTGTTGCCGCTGAAACCTGATAGTGTGCCATGACATCTTTTGGCGTCCAATAAACTTTGGGCTTAAAGGGCTTGCGTGTCCTTTGCGGCTTAGTGGGATCGATCAGTGTAAATCCTTGTTCCATGCCTGCTCATCCTTCCTCATATAATGAAGTTTCTGGTAATGCGGGAGCCTTTCGCTGAAAAGATCCATAATTGAGATGCCTAGCATTTCACAAATGGCATTCAGCTCGGTTAGATCTGCGACTGTGCTATCAAGTTTCTCGAATGCGTATGCTTTCAAGTTTTTAGCGTCATCACGTGTAAAGTTGGGGTCATTAGCAAGGCCCTCAATGTCGTGCTTGATGAAAGAAGCTTTCTCCTCGTCTTCTTCTCGTTTATCGGTGAATAAAAGCCCGCGTAAATCGTGGTATATTCCGTCACCGCTAAACAGCTTAGGGATTCCTAGAAACAAGTTAGCCATTTCATAGCTTAGTTCGCTGTCATTCATCGAATTGGCAATGTCAGTAGCCTCATTTGCTCTAATGGGAGTTCCATGAAAATAGTTATTGATCGTTGAGCGCCCTAATTTTGCTGCATAAGCGATCACCTTCTGTGGCGTGTTGGTTCTAATAGCGAACCTATTCAAAGGGCTACTAATTGTTGCTTTCATACGTTCCACTTCCTTTAAAAGATGAAATATTGGCGGATATTGATTCATGCTAGAGAGGGCTATGATTAACCCATAGCAAGTTGATTAGAGACGTTTTGTTGATCGTCTTGTGTTTCCCTAATCAGCATCATCGTGGCAGTTGACGGATGCCAGTTACTGACGAACTCGTCTACCCTGTCAAAATCTCGCTTGCGGAGTTGGGTTCGTGTCTTGATACCGACGTACTCGTTCATACCGCGACTGACATCTTTGTAGAGCAGCCCACGTTGCTTCTGAGTTATCCGAAGATGATGCGTATTGATATAACTCTCAACCACGTTCCGCACCTGTCGGCTGATGTAGCTGTATTCTCCCGGAGCAATTGGGGCGTTCTTTTCTAAATCAGTGACACGGTTGTCAAGCTTCATGACCTTCTCGGCGCTCCTATTGGCCACTTCCATGGTTAAAGCAAGCTTTTCCTCGGGAGTCCGAGGCAGTGCTGCGAGTTGCTTGTACCGCTTCTCCACAGAGATGAAATACTGGCGGGCTTGCTTACCTTTATTTGTCCGTTGGATCATGGCGACTTCCTTTGCCATGTCGAGCGTCATGACGTGATCAATCCGTGGACGACCACCAATAGGTTTTTCACTTTTTCGTGATAAACCTTTAAAGTCAGTGTTTTCCGTAAATCCATAGTCAATCATGCGGTCAAACCACTGCGTATATGGCGTATCTACTTCCAAGAAATCGTGCAGCTCGCGACCGCTTACTGCGATCGTTCCATCATCACGCCTGATGGTCTTGATTAGTTCATTCATTTTTAAACCTCCTTAAATCATGCTGTAGCTAGGTAATTCTTTAACTCATCTCGTGCCTTCTTTTTCTCGACTTCAATAGCCATCTGAAGCATTTCATCGTCCATGGTTTCCCAAAAAGCTTTGGGCTTATCATCGCGGTAGCTCATCAGCGCTTCAACCATTTGCTGACGGCTCATTTGACTGCCTCCTCTCGCTGGGTGGAAACATGTTTACTTAAAGTTGACTGATATTCCAAAAAAATAAGATCTGGCTTCGTTTTTAATGCAGTGGCAATTTTGAATGCCAATTCATAGCTAACACGGCGTTCTCCGCGTTCTATCAATGAATAATATCCTTTGCTAATGCCAATCATATTTGAAATATCTTGCATTGTAAGATGAAATTCCTTGCGGCGTTCCTTCAGCTTTTCGTTCAAATGATCACCTCCTAATCAACTTTATGTAAACACTATAATCTACAATTAGTAAACTGTCAACTCAAAAAGTGAACTTTTTTTAAACTTTGTTGAGTTTACAATTTGTATACACTATTCTATTCCTATGAGGTGATATGATGAGCTTCGGAGAAAGACTAAAAGAACTTAGGAACGAAAAGAAGATGACCCAATCTGATGTCGGAAAAATTATAAATGTCAGCAAAGCGTCTGTTTCTTTATATGAAAAGAACGAAAGAACTCCTGACCAAGATTCTATTAAGAAACTAGCCAGTTACTTTAATGTTTCTACCGACTTTTTGCTTGGAGTTACTGATGTTCGCTCAAAGCCGGAGCAAATTGACATATCAGATTCAAAAAATGACACCATCATGACTTTTGAAGGTCGCCCCATTCCGCCGGAAGATCTTGAGATAATCAAGAGACTTCTTCGAGGTGGCAAACATGATGACTGATTTTACTAGTGACATGCTGAGAGAGGTTTTAAACTATGGCTTTGACCGTGGAGTCGGAGCTGAGCTGACATACAAGCTTAAACCGTACACTCCGTCAGTTTCTAATCCTGAAACACGTTGGATTGCGATTAACATGAACTGGCATAAGCCGAAACAATTGCCTTATCAGGCTGCGCACGAAATAATGCACGTTCTACATCAAGACCCAGCTTGCTTATACTTTTATTCGGCGTCAAAGAACAGCATTGAGGGTGAAGCTAACATAGGAGGAATTCAGATTCTCGTTCCCTTATACTTTGCTGATATTGATAAAGAAGATGCTAATCTAAATCAATTTATGGAAGCTTTTGACATTCCTACGCCAATGGAAGACACTGCTTTAGAAGCAATAAAGGAATTTTACATTAATTAATTGTTAGTCCAGATACGGAAGACGTTAAAAGCTGAAAATTATTTATGGAGGGAAACAAAATGGCAAAAAAGGTAATGGGTGCTGATGGTAAGGAATATAAGGTAAAGAAGCCTTTTTACAAGCGCGTTTGGTTTTGGATACTGGTTATTATTGTACTGGTGGTAATCGGTGGTGGCCTCAATAATAAGGGAAAATCGAGCAGCGAATCCACGGAAAAAACGGCAGTTAGCAAAACGGATAAAACGTCCGCAAGTACATCAAAAAAGGAAAGCGGTAAGATTACTCGAGCAGACTTTGACAGCATCAAATTGGGTGATTTGATGGAAAACGGCAACGGTGGTGCTAAATTAGATGATTTAAAAGCCCAGTTTGGGAACCCGTCCTCTACTTCGAGCAGTACCACAAATGGAGTTAAGACTGATCTTGTAACGTGGACTAATGTTGAGGGTGGCCGGGGAGCTAACGTAATTGTTTCCTTCACTGACGGAAATGCGTTCAGCAAGAATCTTACTGGCTTCAAGTTAAACCGCAAGCAAAAGATCACTTTAGCAGATTTCAACGCGTTCCAGGACGGTACAAAATACGCTGACTTCACCTCAAAATGGGGACAACCCGACTACTACAACGAAAGCCTGATTGGCGGTCAAAAGAATGTTGTTGCCGGTTATACATCTGGTGTAAAAGGTGATCTGGGTTCCAACTTCAACGTGACCTTTACAAATGATGCTTTAAGCGGGAAAACCCAGTCCAATATGAAATAGTCCTTTTACAAGCCCTTGCCTGGGGCTTTTGTTGGGCACAAAAATAGCCCCGGTGGCGAGGGCTAAGAGGAACCCTTTTAGGCTTTATGATGAAGCCACCTGTCTCCACAAACACACAAAACAGCGATAATTAGCCACACATACCAGTATTTTATAAAAAGTTGACCCGGCGTTAAGTTAATCAAGTTATCAATGAAACGGCTCATATCGTCACCTGCTTTCAGTTACAAGTAAACATAATTCACCTAATTATAGCAAAGATGAGTTATATTCACCATCAACGGTTAAAAACATAGCTACTCGTATCAAATTAATAGTTAAGACAGGAGTCTTACTTATGGCAAATTCAACGATCAGGCAGGCCGATATATTGGTAAGAGAGTGTACCGTTATGCAGGTAGCTACGCTTGATACCGATACCGGTTTCCCTAATATAGTTTCGCTGACACCACTTAAATCACACCGATCGCTTAAAGAGATTCTTTTTTACACTGATCGAGACACTACTACCATTCACAACGTCCTAGAGAAGCCTGTGGTGGCTGTTTACTGTTTCAATGAGCTACACCACTCATCGTTGCTATTGCGTGCAAAGGCCGTTGTATTGACCGCTGAGGAGGCCTTACCAAGCTTTACGGAAAGCCTCAATTCTTTTCAAAAATCGTTACAGTATGACCGACCCGTTATCATTAGTTGCACCCCACTAACCGTCAAGATTAGATACAACAATGACATCGAGTTCAGCAAGCTAAACGAAATCTAAGCTCAGTTATTGGAGATGCGCTTATGAATGGTCCAGTTACATTAAGTGAGGCACACTTCATTGGCCTCATCATTGTTCTTATAGGCGTCTACTTCGCCCTGTTTGGCCACAGGCATCATTGGGTACATTGGCTCATTGACCCAGACAAACCCGGAAGCAACCTCTGGTGGGCAGCCGTTTTTATCATTATCGGCGTGCTCATGATGATGGTTAGAAAGATGCAATAATTCGACCCCATAACGGGGTTTTATTTTAAGGGCATAACGAACATACGTTTGAATTACAAGCTCTAAGAGTTCAAAAGGAGTGCGATATCATGGCATCAATTAGCTCATATAAACTAAAAGATGGCAAAAAGGCCTGGGAATTCTATATATTCGCTGGTGTTGATCCGCAGACAGGAAAAGAAATAAAGATCCATCGGCGCGGTTTTCCAACCGAAAAAATAGCCCAGCAAGAAGCAACTTTAGCCGAGGCCGAAATAATCAAAGGCCATTCTCACTACCAAACTGAAAGAATTTTAATGGCTGATTATCTTAATCAGTGGATCACTAAGCTTAAGGTTAATGTCAAAGAGGGATCCATGATTATCTATCGATATAATCTTAAGAAATACATCATCCCAAAAATTGGGGATATTCGACTAGCCAAATACACGCTTAAGGAACATCAGGAGTTCATCAGCAGTCTATTCAATGATGGCTTGTCTCTTAACACAGTAAAGCTCATCAATGGAACGTTGCACAATGCGTTAAAAAAAGCCGTTGCAATTGGCTACATTACTAAAAACCCTACCGTTGGTGTCGAGTTCAGTGCGTATGCTAAAGACAATTCCAAAAAACTTCACTTTTGGACAAAAGATCAAGTTGGATCTTTTATAGAAGCAGCTGAAGAAGATAAAGAGCCCATGTGGCTATCATTCTTTGTGACGCTGATTGACTGCGGGCTTCGTGTTGGTGAAGCCATGGCTCTTCGCTGGTCAGACATTGACTTCAGTAAAAATACCTTATCAGTCAATGCAACACGAATCTATCGTGCTGAAACTGGATCAAACGCTGGCAAAATAGCGCTTGATCGTCCCAAAACATTAAGCTCTAAGAGAACCGAATACATGACCGCTCGAGTAAATGACCTTCTTCAACAACAATATGAGCGCCATTTCAGTCACGGCAATGTACAAGGTTTTCGGTTTTCTACTAGCCACAATAACGATTTTGTCTTCACCTATTCGTCTGATGCCAAGTTTGGACAACCGCTCCGATCTCGAGCAACTACCGGTGCTTTTAATCGCATCACCAATCGGGCTGGGCTCCCTCACATCCGTATCCATGATTTAAGACACACGCATGCCGTTTTAATGCGTGAGGCAGGATTAAGCCTTGATGACATCAAAGATGATCTTGGGCATAAAGACATTTCAACCACTCAAATTTATGCTGAAATCTCCCCAGCAAAAAAGAAAGAAAACCATCAACAATTCGAAAAATACCTAAATCAGTGA